AAAGGCCTTGAATGGATTGACAGATGTTTTCCATGTCCCGGATACAGGATTCGATGACGGCTTTCTCGGCTTGAATCGAGGCTTGTTGACTACTCATGACACACCTCCTTCCTGCAAAAATGAATGGCTGTTTGCATCTCGGATAATCTCGCTCTGGCTTTCGCCCATGCCTTGCGGTAAATCTCCACGTGAGGGGAGTCGAGGTTGTTCAAGAATAGTTCCCGGAAGGTGTTTACCTTGTTTTGTTGCGAGATGATGCCCCGGGGTGATGGGGTTTGAAATTGGTTTTTCATATTACGTAATTTTAAGCATTTGTAGGCACCGTATAAAAGAGCGGCGTACCTTTCCCGCTGCTTAAAGTCTTACGTAAGGCTCGTCCACGTCATTATAACGTGAACACGGGGGTATACACCGCGTATCTTGCAACATAGTTTCCTGATAGATATAAAAAATCCACCTTCGTGAATCCGGGGTGGTCTATCTCCACCTTACGTATTAAACTTTAAGCGTTACAAAAGTGGGGAAAAGTTGCGAGATTGCAAAATTTGAAGGGAAGAAAAAAGCGAAGTGAGAACTTCGCTTTCAATTTAGAATTTTCTTTTTTTCATTTTCGAACTCTTCTTGTGTGATGGCGCCCTCGTCTAATAATTTTTTTAATTCTCGGATTTTTTCGAATTTAGATGAATCTTCCTCGTTCTTTTTTTTATCCGGTTTTAAGCGTTTGATAGAAGCACATTTAATCTCGTTCGCTTTGGTGGCAGGTTCAATATTGATGCAGTAAAATTTTGTAAAGGCGTAATATACTCCATCTTGAGTTTTGAAAAAAAGGATTTTTTGTTTTGAAAAGGCATTTTTGCTTGTTGCTTGTTGTATTGGTTCGTTGAAATTGTTAAGTAATTGAACAAATTTGAATTGACCTTTTTCCGTTGAACCTTCTTGTAACTCGATAAGGTCTCCAACTTTTAGAGTATCTTTAGATGATAGGACGATAGGATCTTTAATTTTCTTTTTCCACGAAACGGAACGTCCTTGCCCAAAAACAACACTACAAACGAGTAGTAAAATGATAAGAGTAAAACTTGTTTTCATAGATCTGTTATCTTTTGATTTTGCTGTTGCAAGATATACATAATTGTAGAAAATTGTGTGTTTTTTACTTGAAATGTGGCTACACGGATAGATAGTGATTGATATTTATCCCTTTATCGTATAAATATTATGTATGTTTCTTGAGTAGAGAGAGAACATGATGGGGAACAAACTTAGAAAAGGAAAAGCGGGATAGAAATATCCCGTTTTGAGGCTAGATTACCGGATGGTCATCCGGGTGGCGTTGATCACCCGATCGGCGTAGTGATCGGCGACGATATCGGCGAGAGTTTCAACTTCTCTTGATATTAAACCGTTGAACCAGTCCACGGGTTTACGTCTGATCGGGCCAGCGGTGGCGATGAAAGTGGTTCTTTTATCGTGTTTGTTTATCCCGATTCTTTTTTTTTGGCCACGTGTAACGATCCCGTTTTGCATGACATATCCCCGGCCGACACCTTTCTGCCAGAATACCCCGTGTCGGGCGAACGAGAACCCGATACAATCAATTTCACCGTCGCTCTTGTACGTTTTTTGCCCGATGGAGTCACCCAGGGATTCGTGATCGTGGGTGTTCTTCTTGGATACGGGGCGCTTTAATCTTCTGGCGTTGGATATTGTTTGATTTCGAACTCGTTTTCCCCAACCGGCAACATCCTTGTTGAAGGCTTGGATCTGTTGGTTTATATCAGTTGTTGTCATTTTTCATGAGTTTGGCTTGGCAAATGATGTTATCGTGTGAGAACTCGAACGTGAATTGGAACGGGATGTATTCCTGGTTCAGAACCCTGACCCGGCGGGTTTGTTCTTCCGGGGTTCCTTCCTGCGGGTTAAACAAGGTGAGGATCCGGAACACGTCTTCGATGTTCACCCGGAAAGAGAACGTGTAAGTGTTGGCCGTGGAGATAAAATCGTACCAGGATTTTAGGTACTTGTTATACGCCCCGTCATCGGCTTCGAGGTCAAAGGAGAACATGTTGGATAATATGGAATATCCCATGTTTGCCGTCGTGGCCCCGTAGGCATCGGTTCTTAACATACAGATCAGTTTGTCTGTTTTGCTCGTGCTTGGCGAGTACAGGGCCGAGACGCCTTGTTCCGGGTAATAGGGATGAACGGAATCCTTGTATTCATCCATGGCGATGGGTTGTAACTTGATATCAACACTCTCTTTTTTTGTGTACTTGTGCGTGACAAGGGGTTTGTAGACATCAGCGGCTCGAACCCATTGCAAGGTGTTGTCAACGATCTTGGATTCGTAAAAACTATTGATATTCTTGATTCTAACGAGTAGTTTCTCACGAATCGGGGAGGGGAGTTCTTTTAACGAGTTGTACTGGCCTTCGTGGGTGTAACCGTTTATATTGAATTCGTCAATATCATATTTTAACTCGTACGCTTGCGGTTCTTTGATCTCTGTATCCGGGGTGTCCGAAATGTATTGTTCAGTGAGATCAAGAGCTTTCGTTTTCAAGAGATCCTTCATGAAAATGACTTGCAGGGTTTTATTCGTGAAATCGAACAAGTAGATGAACCCTAGCAATTGTTTGAAGGACACGAGAAAATCACTGCATGATATTTCCGGAAGGTGATTCACGGGGTTTATTTCTTTCATGTAGGTGTTGAGATCCGTGGTTGAGGAATTGATCCGGCGAATCTCGATGTATCCTTCCGTGATTTCGTAATTTCTCAAAATGGCACTACCCTTGCTATTGTAGGCATACATTTCGAAATATAGCCAGTTCTCCCCGGATAGTTCGAAAATTTGCGTGAAGCAAATATCGATGAACACGTCAATTTTATCAGGGTGATTGGGGTCGTATTCAACTTTAATACGGTTGATTTCTTTGCGGGTACCGTTTGGGTTCCCTTGATGTGCCGTGTAGACCATGGATGCTTCAACGATCATTTGTGTATTTTCGGGGTTGGAGTGAGAGGTGAACTTGGCTTTAGCGAAAATACAGATCTCGTATTCTCCTGGGGGGCCGTAATACTTGTTAAAACGGATACTGTTCGTGGGGTCATCCGTGGCGGTAAGGATTAAATTCGTTTTTCCGGCGAGATTCGAGAACGCGTAGTTTTCCACGGGCAACTGGTCAAGGGTGTAATTGTTGAAAAGAAGGAGTTCCTTGAAAGAGTGATCGAAAGAATTGAGTATTTGGTAACCTTCCGATTTGAACATGGTTTCGATGACATATATGGCGTGAAAACAGGGAATAACCGTGTTCACGTTCGAGCTGGTATTCTCGATATTTATGGCGTTCACGATTTTCCCGAAATCTTGATTTTCTGCTGATTCTCCTTCCCCGTAAAGGTTCGGGGCGTAAATGGAAGGAAAAGAGAGCTTGAAAGATTTTTGTTCCCTGATCTCGTTAACATATTCTTTCATGCTTTTACTACCGAGTAAGATTCGGTCATAGGTAAAATCAGTTATGTTTCTATCACCGAATTCGGTAGGGAGTTGTTTGATGGAGGCGGCACACCGGAATTCCGTGTTTATTTGCGTGATGATCAATTTTCCGGAAAAAATCCAAAACCCCTCGAATCTCATTTTCCAGTCGTATTCCCGGTACTTGTTCTTGACTTCAACGTAATTGGCGTAGTTAAAAACTTCTTCATTCTGGGTGACCGGAACGTTGAAATAATAAACGATACTGGAAGGGATCACGTCGGATTCAAATGCCGGGGAGTTAATCTCTACCCGGATTTTTAAATCGGAGGGTAAAACCAAGGGTTTGTTATTGACGAACATTTCTATCATGGTTGCTATTTTTGTCGTAATGATAGGTGTTAGGAAAGGGGAGAAAAAGGACAGGTTTTAAGGGAAAAATTGTTCTTGCTTTTTTAATGAAATAGGGGTATCCTCTTCCAGGATACCCCACGCCAACGAGAAAGTAGTTGGCACTCGCTTTTCACTCACAGTCGCATCGCCAATATAACCAAGTCTATAATTCAAAATTTCGAGCATGAAAAAACGTACCCGCTTAATCTCGCTGCTCCCCACGGTGGAACGATCGGAACAGTTCAATTAAGACGGGTACGTACACGATATATATACGTACCACGTCTCCCCAAAGATACTCGATCGTTCCACCGTGGGAGTATCAATGGTTGTGTAGTACACGTTAATCCTTTTAAACCAGGTGAAATCTCCTTCACCCGGTACAAATGTATAAATAATTTCCAAAAATAGTATACACGGGTCCAAGAACACGTGAAAAGACTTGCATTCAATCTTGAGTTTCTCCGGGTTTATTACCGTGTAGAATCCTGAATTATTTTTGATGCCTCTTCGCTCCATCGTCATGTATCAATAAGTTGGAAATGATCGAGAGTTAAAATTTATACATTATTCCCCAGTTTAAACCAACCGATGCCCATTCTACTCGACACCCCAAGTCGTGATAGAAAAATCCCCCGCCGATACTAAACGAGTTCAGGCTTAACATGGAGACCGACACGAATGGAGTAAAAGTATCATTTTTAGTGATCTTGATTTCCTTGTGAACGGGAGTGAAAGAATAGTCGAGTTGCTGTAACTCGTTATATTTCACGAGTAAATCTATCGAAAACCTGCCATGCTCGTCATCGAACAAGGTTTTCTTGTACACTCGTGTTAAGTTCCAATCTTTCACCGTTTCCGCCAGCGTGGCGTCACGATCCACGACAGGAACATCTTTAAAAATGGTGTCCGTTTTATAAATGTACTTGTATTTCAATTCTCCCGCCAGGTAAACGGTATCACAAACGAGGTTGGTGATCGTGTCCCGGATCGTTTTACCCTCCACGTGATAAACGGTTTCTTTTTCTTCCACTATTCCACGCCCAAAAAAGAATCCAATTGCAAAACAAGCTATACAGCATACGGCTAAAAATTTATTCATTTTATTATTACTTTTGTTTTATCATTAAAAATAAAATCATGAGTTTCATTCAATTCGCACCAAATTTGTACATAACAAATGATCCATCTTTCGGTAATTATGACCGAGATATCATTCACACGTTGTTGGCATCAGTTGACGCCAATTTCTCAGTATATTTAGAAATTCCACCTTTTATCTCTCGTGATTGTTATATTATCTATAACCCAAACCGTCCCATGTGTACCGATATCGGTATTGGACATCAAATTCATTTAAACATTCAAGAAAATTACTGGTGCCAATGGATATACCAGTTTGCCCATGAATATTGCCATCATTTAATAAACGGGAAATTCATCGGGGAGACAACTGGATTAACATGGTTCGAGGAATCCATTTGCGAGCTAGCGTCTATGTTTCAACTTTCACTTTTTTATTCCTCTTGGTCTCAATCTCACGAAGAATATCAGACCCATTACGCCCCCTCTCTCCGGGATTATCTAGATGCCCTCCTTTCAGAAAATCCTCGGTTGCTTTCTTCTGCCAGTCATCCGGGATGGTTACAATCTTGGGATTCAATTTTATCCGGGCCAGAATCTCATCGAGATTATTACAACGTGATAGCGACAAAGATGTTTCCCCTGTTTGTTGAACATCCCTATCCATGGAAGATAATTCTTCATCTCGGGGACTCGCGCCAGTGGAAGACTCTCGATGAATTGTTTGCTCACCTGTATTCACAGGCTGATGATAGTTACGCTCTCCCTCTTCAAAAACTGAATGATCTTTTGCTTTCATAAAACTTGCTATTTTACTATTATGGTTATTTTCTCCCCGGCCACCATCGCTTCCTCCAGTACACGTGTTAATCTTAACTCGTAACTTGTCGAGTTAATCACCCTCCCGGGTATCCTGTTTTCCCCCACGAGAATACACCCGGACGTGTCCTTGTCTGTATTACCCTTGTGAATCCTTATACCCGTGAAATGGGGAACATTCAAAAGCAAGGGCAATTTCCGTTTAAATCTCGCGGACACGTTCACGATAACCTCGTAGGTCCCTGCCGGGATCGCCGTCTCGTCCATTACCTTTTCCTCCTTGTCGAGGTTACGACAACGATCCTCTAGCGTGTCACAGAAATATTCCCCGTCCACGAACAACCGACCAATCGTGTAAGAAGGTTTCTTCGCTATTCTATTTAGTTCCAGTTTCATTGTTGAGTTTTTTTAATTTGTCCAGTAACTGTTCCGCCGTTTTAGCGTCGGCACATTGAATTATCGCCCGGATAGCGTCCGGCAGTTTCGCCACCTGGCTCTTCTTTGCCCTCTCGTTCTCCCACACGCTACGTCCCTCGATTAACACGATAGCGGCCGTCACGAGCATCGAGGCGAAAGGTAACGTGTACCAGTCAATACAACTCCCGATCAAATCAAATATCAAGGCCATGACTTGAATACGCCAGTAATCCCCCAGCTTCGAAAAAGTTCTCCGGAGTCCCCCGGAATAAATCTTCTCGCCCCGGGCCTTCGCGCTATCCGTTCCGGCCCACAAGTCCACGCAAACGGCGAGAATCATTATAACCCACATCGCTAAAATGATGTACACTTGCGACTGGATAACTTTAAAATCACCTGTTACAAAAAATTCTATCATTACTCGCCTCCTTTTATTCCATTATATTTCAATGCTACACTATTTATCCCTACTTTAGCGTGTTGAAAACTCTAATTATGGAGGGAACAAGTACCGTGATGGAAAAAGTTCCCCCCTTTTTTATCACCTTTCCTTGATCGTGTTGTAGAACTCCATGATCGGTTGCTCCAGCAACGTCAAGAAAGCGGGAGACACCGGGCCTCCGTTGATGGCGGGGAAAGAGCGATTCTCGCAGTCGTAAGACCCGCTAAAGTTCAAGTAATCGGAACGTTGTGAACTCTCGTCCACGAAATGCCCGTCGCAACTGAAGGTCACTATACCGGGGACGTTGTTCTCGTACTCTGCCGAAAAATTCACGTTGATCCCTTTCAAAATAACCGGGATCGTGGTTGTCGCTACTGTTTTGTAATTAATTTCCATTTCTATAATTTTTAAATTAAACGTTCGTGTTCTTTATCTTGTAATAAGAATCGATAAACGGTAATGGAATCGTTCCCGCTTGATCCATCTCGTCGATTCTCTCTTTCAGCACCGCTAACTCGGACTCCTCGAATACCACATCTATGGTCTCGGTGATATTGTTTATAATTGTTTCTTTATTCAAAAGTTCATGACGCTTTATCTCTTCCGGGGTGAAATCCACTTTTTGGGCGATCGAGTTGAACAACATGCCTTTTATCATGTTAACCCGCTCGGGAACGAGATCCTTAATAGCTATCCTGTCTACAAATGTTAGTTTCATGCTCGTTAGTTTTACATGTTCGATATTAATTCATTTTTTACAATCAGGGATTCCACGTCCCAAGCCAGTTTACAGGCAGCTGGCAGGCCGTCCACTTGTACGTGTCCGTCTTCATCACGAGAACGGTATCCTGCCCGCTCGACTGGACAGCCACGTACGTGTTCCCGTTGCGGTAAAATCTTTCACTCCCCGTGCATAACACGTCAAACCCTTGCGAGGCCTCGCTTGTTATGAAAAAATGGCTTCCGATTTCCATACCCGCGTACAAGTTTACTTTCTTCCTGTTACCAGTACCGTAAAGGCATATCATATTGGGATGCTCGTTACCCAGCGTTATACCCGGGTTGGTTCCCGTCATGTAAGCCCTGGAAACTCCCGACACGATATGCGCGTTTGGAAACATTTTTAACATCCCCTGTGTCACCGCCATGGCGTAAGAATTAGCATTATTGGGGGCTCCCGCGATCAACGCCACTTGTTTATTACTACCCAGGCCTCCATAGCCTCCCCCGGACAACATGAAAGTTCCCAGCTTGGCATTCCCGGCGGTAGTCATGTCAGGATGACTACCCACGTACACCTGATGGCCGCTATAACTGAAATTTAACTGGGAACCAGATAGAGCCAGGTTGCTACCCCTTAGCCACGATCCCTCGATAGCGAAAGGACCGAGCTTGTTCGTCATCCCTAATTTTAACAGTTCCGCGCCTCCCACAACCCCTTTCAGCCCCCAGTCACTAGCGCTATTATAGTACATGCTAATATAGTTACTAGCATCCTTGTAAGCTTTAAATGATTTCTCCGAATCCGTTGATGTTACCTTTACCCCCGGTCCCACACCAAAGTCTTTGCCGCCAATTATCTTGTTGTCGGCAAACGTGAAACCGATAACGGAAATCATATTGGCCGTGATAACGTTAGCTTTTAGGATGTTCGTTCTTAACTTGTCGATAAAAGCGTTATTGGCCGCCAGCGTGTTCACGTCTATCAGTTTGGCGTTCAGAAGGCCGTCCACGATTAGTTTCCCACCTTTCGCCACCGTTTGATCGATCATGTCCTGGAAACTGGTGTACCCCATTTGCGTGGCGAAAGAATCTTTCGTGACAATCTCGATGTCAGAATACCCGTCTGCCGTTTGATCGATGACCGTGGCGTAGTCCACGAACCACTCGCAAGGGGCGGCCTCGGTGGTCACCGGGCCAGAAAGGTAAAGATGATTCACCGTGCTAAAAGTTCCGGTTGAACCGCAAGTTTCCTTGAAAATGTAAGTCTCGTATTTCCCCGTTCCCGCCATGGGGGTTAAAAATTCCTGCTTGTAACCAGTTCCATGCGAATTGTGAGCGTTTTTAAGCGTGTAACCGACTGGAATTTTAGCACTAACTTTAACGATGAACACGGCATTCGCTCTCGATGGATTACTGAAGTAGAATCCCCCTAGATGACCTGTTGACGTGCCACCGTACGCTTTAATGTACAAGCACCAGTCCGATTCCGAGTACGGGGAACCCGCTAGTTTTTCCTTTATTTTTGCCGCCTCGGTGGATGTTAACGATCCAGCTTGATTTTGACCTGTTGACTTTTTCGTGCGAGATATTACCACGGTTCCCCCGCCATTCTGCGCTCCATACGTTTTAGTCCCGTTTAACCCTACTTTAAATTCCGGGTCTTTATGCAACATCTTCCCGTTGATTGATTCCCCCGGTTGTCCCTGCGCCCCGGTATTTCCCATTTTTCCCACCGAGTAAATTGTAGAAGTCGTACCATTAGTGTAACTAATTATCGTTCTCGTCCAAAGATAAGAACCCGCCGCAACAGAGGGGATACTACTGCTCCATGTACCCGTTGGTGCCGTGGTGCCTGATGTCGAGGCTTGATAGGTTATAGTGGTACTACTCACCCCGTTCCCGGCGTTACCGTTCGTGCCGTTCGTACCCATCCTACCGACAGAATACATCGTGCTTGTCGTGTTGTCCGTGTAAGTTATTACCGTCTTCGTCCACAAGTAAGAACCGGCAGCCACGGCTGGAATAGTACTACTCCATGTCCCAGTGGGAACGGTCGTACCCGAGGTCGAGGCTTGGTAGGTGATAACGCTACTCTTGATACCTTTACCGGCCGCTCCCGTGTCACCCTTGTCTCCCTTGCTCCCGGTTGCACCCGTGGCACCCTTGAAAGCGATCGAGTAAGAGAATACACGTGTAAAAGACTTACCGTCTACCGTCACCGGGATACTTACCGTCCCGCTCGCCGTTTTCATGCTAGTTGTAACGGTAAACGTGATCACCGGTGTAGTTGTCCCGTTGCCCGTTATACTGGTAGTCATCCCAGCAGGCAAACCCGTTATTGTCCCGATCGTTACCGCCACTTGCCCGGTACCCTTGTACGCTATCACGCCGCAGGTTGTCGACCCAGCCAAGGCGGCAGCAGTTGAACCGGCAAAGGCGTGAGCCTCGTTAGTCAGCAATACCGTGTAAGCGTCTTTACCAGCCGCACCTGTTGCCCCGGTTGCTCCTATTTTTCCTATCGAGTATGATGTACTCGTTGTATTATCGGTGTAAGTTATGACGGTCCTAGTCCACAAGTATTGATTGGCAGCAACGGAAGGAATGGTTGTTCCCCAAGTGCCAGTGGGAACGGTCGTTCCTGATGTTGAAGCTTGATACGTTACAGTGGTGCTTTTCACCCCGTTACCTGCCGCACCAGTGTCACCCTTATCGCCCTTGCTCCCCGTAGCTCCAATTTTTCCGATAGAATAAGACGTGCTTGTCGTGTCATCCGTGTAAGTGATAATCGTGCGGGTCCAGAGGTACTGGTTTGCCGCCACGGCGGGAATGCTACTACTCCACGTCCCGGTAGGCACCGTCGTACCCGAGGTCGAGGCTTGGTAGGTGATAACACTACTCTTGATACCCTTACCGTCCGCCCCCGTGTCTCCCTTGTCGCCCTTGCTCCCGGTTGCTCCATCCGCGAGTTTCGCCAGCGTGAAACTATCCGACAACTTCTCGTCCCCGTCACAAATACACCTGAACGTCCTGACGTTCGTGCCGGAGGGGAAGAGGGTCGTGTTCCCGGGTGCTACCGAATAAGTCGAAGAGGTCGCCCCGCTTATGTTCGTCCAAGTACTGCCGTTCAGGTATTGCCATTGATATGACGTGGGCGTGAAGTTTCTCGGGTTAGCCGTCAAAACTATCGACGATGGCGTTGGGGTACCCGTGTAACCCGCCCCGTACTTGAACACCTGTGAAGGGGCGGTGATGTCTATCGTCTTGGCGATAGCGTCTTGAATAGCTTGATCTACATCCTCCGGAGCAGGAGACCAATCTGTTGCTTTATTCCCGATTTCAATCTTTATATGCCTAACATCGCCTACACCCCACAAATTTATGCCACCGATATTAGCCTTGTTGCCAGAATTGAATACTTTATAAACTCTTTTCCACTCGTTTGTAGTATTTTCGAATTTAACTATTGAAATAAGCGTCGGCGTACCGCTAGTTGCCGTGACTTCATACCCGAAACCGTTGGTGTTCCTTATGTCCATCGATATGACGAAATCCGTGTTTACCGGGACAAGTGCCGTTGGAATTGAAACAGGTAATATTGCCCATGTACTGGGATTATTACATTTAAAAATTATTTCTGTTCCATTTCCTTCTTTACTCGAATTTCCTCTACATCCCACGTTGTTAAGTTTAGACACGGGGAATAGATTCGTTCCTCCCACTTGAATGTTATCCACCTTGTTCGTGGCGTCCTGTTCCGCTAACGCTTTAACCTGGTCTTGAATAGCCTTGTTTGCTTCTTCGACCCTCTTTTTGTATGTTCCAAGAGCCAAGTTGTAAGCCGTGAATTTAGTGTCCACGTTCGCCTTCTCTTCCGGTGTAGTTTTACCGTCAGCGATTGCCTTGTTAATCTCTGTTATCAATGCCGAGTGAGCGGTGTTGTACGCGGTTTTAGCACTGGATAAATTCGTCGCCGCCGTGGTGCCGGATAACAAGTAAGGACTATTATACAATGGAGTGTAAGCGTTATCAATATCTGCCTTTTCCGCGTTCAAGATGCTTATATTTGACGCTATCGCCTTCGCCTCCGCCTCGCTAATGATCCCGTCCTTGAAAGCCCCGTTGATCGTGGTGTTCAAGTTGGTAACGGCATTACTCACGTCATCAATCTCTTTTTGCACGTCTTCGGGAGAAGGAGTAAATCCCACGGACTTATCACCACTAACAACACTAACCTCGTCAAGCCAGTATGCAGAAGCGAAAGGATAATATCCAAGTCCTAGCGCCATAACGCTTGTATTAGCCGGGATGTTATTTATAGAGAACTCGAAACGTCCATCACTAACAGCGATATTCATGCTTGTTTGTGATTTTATTACCGAACCATTACTATCCCTACAAGTGTAATAAGGTGTTATCTTTTCAAGATTAGTCTTTCCACTAACAACAACTTTACTTCCCGGGGCTTTAATGTTACACCCGATCAAATCTGCTGGATTTTTATCAACAATTATCTTGTAATTGTCAATTGTAAAAGGTTTTCGATCTGGATGAACATTTGAAGATGCGTAACTGCAAACATTTTTCAATATCCACAAGTTACGACTAGTAATTTTCATGCTATCCACCGCCTCCTTTGCCGCTTCCTCCCCTTGCTCTGATAAAGCTGGAACCCAACCCGATGGTCCCTTGTTGCCCTCTACCAAAACAGCCCAGTGAACCTTTGAGCCGTAAGTACCGTTTGGGAACTGGTAGAACGACATATTATTGGGAGAACTGGGAGCCGAATACTTGAACGTTTTACTTTCAATAATCTTGTTTCCTTTAGTTGCAAAATTAGAAATAAGATAACTCCCACCATCTTGATACGCTCCAATATGCGTGTTATTTTCTCCTATCGAGTAGCATATTACTAACGTGTATGTCTTCCCAACTTCTGGTTTCTTGTCGAAATAATATATGCCAATATTGTATTTTTGCGCCCCCAGCTCCACGTTGCTCCCCTTGAGCAAATTTACCATGCCGAACTGGATGTTTCCGACCGCCCCGTCCGCTATCTTTTGAGCTATGACGTTAGCGAATGTGGTACGCTCGGAGTAGTAATTCGCGAAGTCTTGGTTGTACTCGGTCTTCTGCGCCACGGACAGTTTGGTGTCCTCGTCTTGAGATATTTTAACCGTGCTCGTCAAGAAAGTGTCCAGCGTGTTGTAAGCGTTTTGAAGGGCAGTTATAGAAACACCGTACTTGGTTGCCTGTGCTTGATAAGCCTTGAACTCTTCTTTAATTTGATCCCACGTGTCTCGTAAGGATGGCTTCTCTTCTATTGATATGACGTTATCCGCCGCCATTTGTGCCAGTCTTAATTGGGTATCGTTGAACAACTGCCAGTCGGATTGAGAACCCGTTTCACCTTCTAATCTTTGATGATTACAGATATACATGGATCCGTTCGTCTTTATCCATACATCGTTAATGTTGTACGGGACGGCCGGGAGTGTATCTCCCCAAGTGATCGTTGCCTTTGTACCAGCAAGCCCGAGGGCTTCTCTGGCGACACTAGCGGCTAGAGCGGAACCGGAATCTGCAACACGTACCCATTGATAGACCCCGTTTAACTTGGAGAACTTGTACCTCTCCGTCACCTTCTCCCCGTCAAAGGTCAAGAAGTAATCGTAGTAATCCCCGATGTGGCGATTCTTCTCTTCTTCCGTGGTCCAGTTCACCGCCGGCTCGTTCGTCAACGTCGGTGGTACCGTCCCTTCATGCGACATTATACTACCGTCTATCTGACCCTGTAAATCGGGAATGATTATGGAAATGAGGTTATTCACCACGTCTTGAACTGAATCTGCCGAATTTTGAGCGTCCTGTATACGCTTGTCAACATCCTCGTACTCGTCGAATTGCTCTAGACCGGATGACCCGGTCGTTATGTGAACCTCTCCTCGGATGACGGCCCCTTTCTTCTCCCCGTGCTTCCCTAGCCATGATCCCTCCTTGCTTGAAAGGTCAAAGCTGTTTATACCGTAATAAGTAAATATGCCAACCTCACCGTTCACCGCCGATAATAATACAGCGTCTTGTCGATCCGGGTTAGTCCTGTTACCAAGCTGGACAATCTCGTCCCCCTCGGCTGGTACACCGTCACCGTCCTTGTCGATCCGGGAGATGTCGATGTAATCGTCACCCTTGGATAGAGTTAGAGCCCATAGGTACTTTATGTTGTCACCCGTGAAGTTCTGTATCCTCGCTTGATCGTTCACCTCGAACTCGTTGACGTCCTCCGGCCTGCAATAAACACGATAGTAAGTGTCGAAAATTTCAACACGGTTAATCTTGAACCCCGTCGCCGGGCTTAACACCATTATACCGCCTTGGAATTTCATTCGTTGGACCATCATTTCAAGGACGAACATGATTTTCCGGACAAGAAGTTTATCCGTCTGTAACTCGTCATCGTTCACCATCCCTACCCCGGCACCGAGGGGACCGGCGGCAAAGTTCCAACTCTTGAACGAGCGGAGTAACACGTCCCGAAACTCGGCGTTACCAAGAACATCGATGAGCCACCCCTTTAACTTGCTCTCGAAATCGGTTGAGATCACGCTCTTGAATTTCACGTTATCAATTGTACGGACGGCTTGATCCAGGTGATCATCAAAAGCATTACCATCCCACAAGATAGAATCAGGAACTTGTTTTACAGTCTTGATGATTTGAAGTAGTGTATCCCACACGACGGCTTCTCCATCCGTCATTTCCCGGTTCCGGTTTGCGACTGGCCGAAGTTTACCTCGTGTTTCACCTGTTTCGAGGGAACCGATTATTTTCTGATTCCCCACGAACTCGTTATCTGCCGTTAGTTTAGCGTAATTGCTTAAATCAATGTAATCATTTATGTCTACATTAACATTTACAGAAACCTCGATCTCGTGTTTCTCCCAGTCAAAGCCGTTCCAGTAGATTACGGCGAGGGGACTGTTTATAACAAGATCCCCGAAACGAGGGTAATTTCCTTTCTTTGTTGCCAGGTAAAAACATTTGATAGCCGGGGATTGTTCCGGTATAGTCTCGGCTGTGGCGATGCCTAAAAACACGTTCGCGCCGATCCCGGCCAGCGTGTCAACAAGAGTTTTAAGGATACGATTATGTTCCGCGGCGTCGATTTTCTCTTCATCCGGTAATCGACGATGAATATAGTCGATCAATTGTTTTAATTCTTCCAGGCTAGTCATAGTCTTCATTATAATCGTTATCTGAATAAGATTCGCTCGCTCCGACAGAAAGGAATATTAGATCTTTTTCGAACGCCGGGGAATACTTGAACGAGAATGATTGAAGATCTTCCTTGTCGTTAGCGATATCAAAAGTTCCCTTGTCAATATTAACAGCGATAAAAGATTTCATTCCAACCAGGAACACGGTTTCACTGATGGCCATTTCCTTGCATACTTCCGCCAATTTCCGGCTGATATACCCGGTCGATGCCTCGAAAATATTCGTGTACCCGGACACGAATGTCGTGATGTTATAACAGTTAGCCTTGTAATCCATGGGTAGGTATTTTTGAAAGGTTTCTCGCTCCACTTTCAGTGAATCGGATTGACTCTCCGTGATCACGGTATCAATGCCCCCGAGTAGATTCCCGAATAGGAAACAACGATTTGCCGGGTTGTAAGGAAACACTTTGAACGTGACTTTCTTGAAAGCGATCTCGTTAGAGGAATTCTCGACCCATATCGTGTAAGAAACGAGTGAAACACCTGGTTTGGCGAGGTTCAAGTGTTTCAAACCGGACGGAATCGCGAACACGTTGTATTCCGTGACGGGAGTGAAGGTATGCAAGTCTATCGTGTCTTCAGAACCATCCGTGTACAGGGCGGATAGCTTAACCGTGTACGTGTCCGTGTACAAGGCTAATACCACGAGATAATGAATCTCCCCGGGGCGAGTCTCGATGATCTCCGGGCGGTGAGACAGGTAGTTCTTGCCTTGAACGACGTAATCCTCGATCGTTTCGAGGGGATAATTATAGAAGTTCAAACGGCATTTAATGGCCGTTAGAATACTCGTTTCTTTCGTTGCTGATTGTTCCCCGTAATATTCCGAGAATAGCACCTTGTAACGGATCGTTGATTTTAAAAGACGGGTAACACGAGAATCCTCGAAAGCCGGCAACTCTGTTTGCATTCTCCGGTGAATGATCGTGCTAACGTCTAAATCTGCCACTCCCGTCTCATCGGGATCCAGGTTCATGACGGGTAAGGCGTGAAAAATCCCGCTGTCAGGAACCGTTTCGATTTGGATCTGCGCGGTGAGTTGATGGCCTTCAATGGCGTAATTCCCCGCTCGAACTTTGAAGTTCATGGGATTCCCGGAAGGCGCTAGTTTTGCCGGTATTTTTAATAATTCTACTCCCATGCTGATAGATCCTCTACGATTTTTGTTCTTAGCGTGAAGGTGTAACGGCAAAACACGATTCCATGAACCGGGTTCGCGAAATGGATCCCTTCAACGGAAGACAGGTCAAAAGTGGCAAGCAAGGGATGACGCTCTTTCTTGTCTTTCGCTATTTTCATGATGAACTGGTCCCCGATTGTTTCGAGATGATCAAGGGTTCGAGTTCTTTCCTCTGCATTGTTGATGTTGCAGGGAATCACGATATTAAACCCGCCCGTCCGGTTTTTTAACACGTTGTCGGGCGTGGACCCGGAAAAATCAAAGTCAACCCCTTCTAGCACGAGAGCCGGGTAACTCGTGAACATGGCGTTTGAAAGAAGTTCATCCAGCTCGTAACGTTTGAATTCTTTTATTTCCTTGTGTTTTCCTGCCAGGTCTTGAAAATAATTCGCTATATCAGAATATTCTTGTTTCATTTCCTTCCCTCCTTGATTTTTTTCGTGATGAACCTGAATACCGTGTTCACGGGGACTTCGGCGTATTTATCCCGGTCTTTCAAATCATCCCCGACGATGTTATCAAACACGTCAAGCCAAGAAGAATCATGACTTTTTCTCTTGCTAGATTGTTTCGGGAAAACTAGCGGGTAACGTTCCGTGATCCACTTCCGAACAAGACCGTAATTCAACGATATGGCCTCTAGTGTATTCCTGTCTAGTTTTTTAATCTTGTCGATATTGTTGTCAGCTGTCTGTTTGTTGAAACCTGTTTTTGGTGAATACAGGTAAGATACGAGCTTGCATAGTGTCTCGAATCGAGGATTTGTGGCGTAACTCATGTAAAAAGTATCCACGTAAACGAACTGCATGAATGGCATTTCTTGCAATTTCGGGTTCGGGGAATGGAGAATTCCCGATTTCGGGATCCGGAGAGTGGATAACGAGAATGACGAAACTTTTTGATCTCGTTTTATGAAGTCGAAAAGGTTCGCCAGCTCGTGAATTTGTAATAACGAAAACCGTTTCACGATTCGCTTGGGTATATTCAGCATGATGGCAAGTAATTCATGATCATCCGGGCGAGAGGTTAAGGCAAGGAATTGCCTTGGTGTCATCTCGGACCAGCATGACGGGAAGGTTGTTTCAATACTCTTTTCCCGGAGCCAACGACGATATGTTATCTTGATGTTGTTCATGATATTTTGATTTACATCCAAATAGTTTTCTTGTTCTTGTTATCCCTGGCGTACACGTTAATGTTTTCCGATGCCCCGGAAACTTCTTTCGTGAGATGATCCATGTACCGGGAGGCGAGTTCCCGGTAGCGTGCGACCAGGTTTTCGGTTGCCCCTGTCGATAACGGGTTTCTCTCGATGATCCCGTCCGCTGGAACCTTGTTTTCAAGCCAAACACCCGTTTCGTCAATATTAACCCCCGAATCCTCGATGGCGTATGCCACGGCGAGATAAATCGCTACCGGACGGATCAGTTTTAAAAGGTTGGTATCTTTCAAAACCGTCTCGTCTATCGTGATGACGGGAGAGATGTCTAAGTCGATAGCCCGGTGGATGAATGGTTGGAGGTGCTTGAAAACGACGTGTGACACCGCTTTATAATACTTCGCGAACACGAAACGATCCGGTATTACCTCGTTTTGTCCGGAAATATAATAATCTGATGTTTTGAATTCCGGGAAGTGTTCCAGGTTCTTCACGAAATATTCAACGATAACATCAAGTTGATCGAAACCGTTACGCCGGAATATCTTTTTCAAGTCTTCTTCCTGGTACTTGTACAAGGAACTCGTGTTGTCCCCGCTGATTCGTGTGAACCCACCCGGGAGAATTTGCGTGTTTAGTAAGGTGAAATTCATGTAAACCATGATATTGGACACGGCTTTCCGGCACATCTTGATTTCCTCGATACACGTTTCCATGTCTTTCGTTAGACGGTCATGTAAATCCGTGCCGAGGAGCGGGACAAGGAAATTTTTTTCCGTGTCTTCCAGTAACGGGATCACGCGTTCCAGGTCGTAGTTCGACGCGAACGGGAGGAATTCTTGAATTTCCCGTGAAAGGAGGGTTTTGTCTGTCGAGAAGATCATGATATTACTTTTCGCGTGCCGGAACCGGTGTCCAGCGTGGTTAATATGGTGTTCCTGAATCTCAATTGAATGTCCTTTATGCCGTTAAATTGTAACATGGCCTCGATCGGGTCCAGTATGTTTTGCCTGTCAAGCCATGCCATCGCCACGTTCACGAGAAACGCTTCCCGGATATTACTCCCGCCTTGATTTCCCGCGTAAGTTCCGCCCGGCATCCCGGCTCCGAGAACGTTCGGGTTTACCATGAGAGAGAATAGAATTTCCGAGTTCGCGGCTGCCGAGGTCAACAATTTATCATCTGCCTTGTACTTGTTGTCCAGTGGTTCGATAATCCATTGTTCCTCTGGTTTGCCGTTCGTGCCGATCGTGTAATGCGTGAAGATAGCCTTGTTGGCGTTTGCCGAGTCGGTTAGGCTCTCTTCGATCAAGTCCATTTCTTCCTGGATCTTTTGTTGCCGGATCGCCTTATCCGGGTAATCTGCCGCCGGGAATCGTTTATCCCAGTAAGCGTATGGAATTTTCACGTGCCACATCCAGGTAATTTGGTTCTCGTACGCTTTCGCCAGAAAGGCCGGGATTTTATTTGCCACGTCAATCCAGCCCGCCAGTTTGGCTGACCACCAGGAAGGTAGGGGGTAAATGTCATCGTTATCCCATTCGTCTCGAAGAGGGTAAATGAAAGATTTACCTTTTAGCTTACGTTCATACCGGAGAATTTCGAGATCTGCCAGGGGATCGTAATTATCGAGTACCGGGTAAACTTCCATGTTTTGGGAGTTCACGTCTGGCCATTCCCCGGAAACGATGCAATTTTTGATCCGGCCGAAGTCGGGCTTGGTTAGCCGGGAGTGCAGGGCGTTGATGGTATTTATCCCGACGATCTTGTTACCGTCTTGATTCGGGATAAGTTGCGGGAAAGCTATCCCGAATTTCAAAATGTCCCGGTAACTGTTGGCAAGGTAACGGCGAATCATCCGGGATTGCATCAGGTTGACGATTTCGGGATGATTGACAATTTCCAGTTTCTCGTTTCCTTTTTCATCGTAACCACTGACACGGCAAGGGAAAATTCCTTGACCGAGTACCACCTTGTGTATGAATTTCAACCCGGTGTTTAGAACACCCGTCCGGCTGATGATTTTAGAGGCCTCACGCGGGAAGTTGTTCCCGGATCCCCAGGAGCAACAGACGTGGCCACCGATGGAAACGGTATCATCAATATCTTGAATTTGCTTGGTGTATTTCGTCTTCTCCGGGATTCCCGTGGTCGAGGCGAAATAATTTTTCCCGTAGGCCATTAATGGCGCTCCTTGATCGTTATATATAACTGTCGCTGCCATTAGAAAATCACGATTAAATTGTTATACCTGATGATCCGGTCAATTCCCACGGGTGTCGGGTGAGAGATCGCGATCCCGTCTTTGTCAACGGCAAGGATTCCCCGGCAACGGTTCGTCTTCAGATCCATGTTTAGACCGCAAGAAACGGCACGAGGATAATACACGCGTTCCCCGTTTTTCTTGTCAAAGACAATGGAAAAAACACGTTGTTTACCGGTACTCGGGTCTTCTTTTATATCCAGTTCTTTTAAAACGAGGTTTCTTTTGATTGTTGTTGCCATGTTGCTCCTGTTTTTCCGCTAAAATAGGAGAGCGTGGGCGTGAAAAAAAGGACAGATTTTGAAGTAAAAACCCCGTTCGGGTGGAACGGGGTGGGTGTTTATATTGTTTTCAGTAGCCAGACGAACTTGCTTTGGCCGGGTACGGGAATACACTTGAATCCCTTTTCCCGCAGTTGATCGTAAATGTCTGCCAGGGGAATCGGGTAAATAGAGTTGAACATTTCAAGGATCTCCGTGGAGGTGTATTGCTCGTTTGACTCCTGCCACGTTTCGGCGGGGGTGTATCGTTCGAGAAACGAGTCCATCAATTCCTCGAGTGCTTCCAGGTGCTTGTCGTTACACATGTTTTACCTCCTTTCTGATGACGGA